AAATAATATATTTTTCCATCTTTATTTACATACATAAAATAATTAACACCATCCGCTTTCAAAGTTACAGCATAACGATTATATAAATTTTTCTCATCTCCATTAACTAAATTGAATTTATGTAATGTTCTAGGCTTAGCTGCTATAAACTGATTCTCATTTTTACCAACATCCACCAATTTTTTATAATTATTTAAAATAGTATCCTTTATATCATTCTTAATTAATATATTACTATTTTCTATTATACTTAACATGTAATACAAATATTTAACAAATTTTTTAATTGTATCTTCATTCTTATCTTTATTTGACTCCTTATTATTGTATTCTATCTCAATCTCATAATTTGAATTAGACTCTAATGTTTTTGATGTCTTTAAATTCAATCCATACCCTTGCTTTACTATACTTAAATCAAATGAAAATAAACCATCATTGCTTTTAATTGAATATCTATTCTTTAATCTATAATATTTATTTGAATTGTTCGATTTCAATAATAATTTATTCTTTTCTAAAAATTTCGTTTTATCTAATTCCCTACTTAAAGATAAACGAAAATTATAATCTTCATCATCAAATGTGTCTATTTTTTCTTTTTCAATAAGTATTATATCATTTTCATCAGGTTCAATACCTAACCAATATTTTTTAATACTATTTTCATTTGTTAAAGTCATTCTTGATTTTTTATTATTTTCCGTTTTTAAAAAAACATCCAAATGTTTTATCATTTCATATTTAAACCCCAATCCATTATTTAATTTAGAAAATGTTAATTTATTAAATATATTTTCAAAAACTTTTTGATTAATATTTTGTTTAATAAATCTTAATTCAAATTCTAAATCTTTGTCAAGATTAGATTTATTAATGAAATTCTTAATGTTTGTATAACTTTTTTTAGATAATTCCATTATAATAATATATATTCATATTTGTATTTTAAATAAATTTTAAAAAAAATATATTAAAAAATTTAAAAGAATTTAAAAAAATATATAACACTTAAAATTTTTAATCTTTTTTATTTCCTTCTAAATTATAACTTACAAATGGATTTAATGATACTACATTTACATCAAAATTATCTTTTAATAAATTTTTTATATATACAGTTTGAGATTCAATTTTAGATACCCAATTATTATATTGTCCTTGATTATTCCATGTCAATTTTAATGTTTTATCAGTATGATAATTTTTAAAATTAGATTCTCCATTTATTTTACAACAATCATGACCTAACAAAATTATATTTTTTGCCCCCATGTAATATGCCAAATGTATAGCACTTAATAATGTTGAACTTGTAGATATTAATTTATTATTATCCTTTTTTAAATGATTATAATTATACTTTTTTATATTATTTGGATTTTCCGCCGATCCACAATTTTTATAATGATCAAAAATTATAACTTTATTATCATATATTTTTTTCCTTTCTACAAAATTCTTATTTCTATTATTCGTTTCACCACAATCACCTCTTGAAATAAATAATAGTGATTTTCTATTTATTTTACTTAATACTTCATCTATAAAAGCATGCTCTTTTCTAATATAATAATTACAATCAAATCTATTATAAACTTGATTTACTCCAATTGTAATCTTATCTTTAAAAAAACTATTATCAATAAAATCACATGACTTTCCAGAACCTATAACGTAAATATCTTTATTAAGATGTATATTTTTAAAATCAGTTAATTCTAATTTTTTATTTATTAATTGGTTCGTAAAATGTTCATCATATTTATTTAAATAATAAAATAAAAGTAATATGATTAATAAAATAATAAATAAATAATTATTCATAAATATTAATAATATAAAAATTATTAATATTTATATAAAAAAAATAGATAGATAATCATAATTATTTTACTATTTCACTTATTAATTCATCCTTTGTCTTTTTAATATCTTTCCCCGTTTTTTCCGACTTTTTATTAATATTAATATCATTATTTATACAATATTCCCTTAATTCATCCACTTTCATTTTCTTGTAATCATTTATATTTTTTGAATTACTTACTCGAATCTTAAATTCATCAAATTGTGGTAACATTTCACTAATATTATATATTTCATCACATGTCACATAATTAATATTTTCCTTCTCTTTCATCATTATTGGATAATAACTATCATCTTCTTTTATAATAAAGTAATATGGTAAATATTTATTATGTTCCTCTGTATATTTATTTGATGAAATTATATATTTATCAATAATTTTTTCATTCTTAATCTCAAAAAATACAATATTAATTCCCAAATAATCAGCAACATATTTTTTTACCAAATCAAAATTTTCATCTATATTCATCTTAAATGAATCCTTCAATGATTGCATAATTTTTTCCTTATTAAAAAATTTATTTTTATCATAATTAAACTCTTTATAAAGATTTTTGACAAATAATTCATCATCTAATCTCTTAATTAGATTTTTTATACATTGAATTTGTTCTTGATCATTCATTAAATAATAACTTTCATCACCAATTCCAAAAATAGATGAAAAAAATGTATAAATATTATTTCTATTTTTCGATTTTTCTTTATTAATTCCAAAAAATTGTTCTTCAAAGTATTCCTCAAAACAACTATACAAATTTACATAAGAATCAGCCTTTTTTTTATTTTCAATTTGAATTTTATTCTTTATTAATTCTTCATATTCATTATTATATTCAAATTTCTTTAAAGTACAATATGAATCTTCTTTAACTTTTTTTTGTTCTTTATCTAAAAAGTTAGCAATATAATTTACGCTCAACATATTTATTATTGTAGTTTTAATTTTAAATATAAAAAAAATCTATTTTTTTTTATTTTTTAATACTTTTTTTTCCTCTTCTTCATCACTTGAAAAACATAAATAATCATTATAATTTAGATTTTCATCATTATCAGATAATGACTCAACAGATTTATCATCATTTTTTAAAAAATCATAATTATTATTATTTGTAAAATTTGGTTCATCTTCTTTTTGAATTGTTTTCTTAAAATCTTCTAAATAAGATTCCTTTTCTTTTAATTCTTCTTTTTTGTGTTTTGTAAATTTTAAAAAATTATATATTTTATCTACCGTTTCCTCCTCCACATTCGACAAATTTATAAAAACACCATTTGTATTACTACTGTAACCACAATTATCATCTTGTATTATATTTAATATTTCATTATATTCCAAATTTGTTAAATTAACTGACATTTCAATTAATTTTTTCTTTTTTAATATAATATCTACTATATTATCATCATCATCATTTTGTTTTGTATTTAATATTTCATCTTTATTTATAACTTCTTTATTGATATTAAATGTATCAATTATATTATCCATACATTTAAAATATATATTAAAAAAAAAATTTTTACGAATAATTCTCTTCATCATCTTCCATTTCTCCATCTTCTATGTCATCATTTTCCATATCTCCATCTTCCATGTCTCCATCTTCCATGTCTTCATCTTCCATATCTCCATCTTCCATATCTCCATCTTCCATGTCTCCATCTTCCATGTCTCCATCTTCCATTTCAGTATCATTTTCAATATCATCATCATCTTCACTACTTATATCATCTAATGATTCTAAATCAATGTCATCAATATTATTTTTCGATGTTGTTATTGTATTATCGTCTATATCTTCATTATCTATTTGATTCAAATCATCTACATCAACATTCTTTTTAGAAATATTATCTGAATCACTGTTTAATTTACCAATAATCTTAATTTCTTTATCATTTAATGAATATTTTGAATCAATAATCTTAATTTCAATTTTATCTCCTATATTAATATTATCTAATAATGATGGATTATTATGAAATTGTCTTCCTACTATAATTGTTAATGGTCCATTATTACCTAATATACCTAACTTATTATTAACAAGCTTTACATTACAATTAATGATTGTACCAACTTTAGGATTACAGACTAATGCTTTATATAATAATACATAATTTATATCACCATTAAATCGACTACCTTTTAATAGTCCTAAACTTTTTTTTAAAATATTAATAGAACCTTTTTTTATATAACCTTCACTAATACATTTTTCTTCAATTTTATCTTTTAATGATTCTTCTAAAAATAAATCCATTTTACTATTAAACTTATATGGTGGAACTTCAATATTTTCTTTTAACAATAATTCATTATATAATGAATCATCTAGATTATTATTTGAATTTGTGTCTACTTCCATAATTATATAATTATATTAAAATTGTTTTAAATATTATTCATTTTTTATTTATTTAATAAAAAATTAAATTTAAAGAATATAATATAATATTTATATAATGAGCTTTAATTATAAATTATTTAAAGAGCATATTAATTGTTTTGATTTCGAAAAATATATTAAGGATAGTTCAGTTAGCTTTCAATCAAAATATAATGAATTTTATGTTTTCTATGAAAAAATTATAAAAGATGAAATTGAAAAAACAAAACAATTAAATGCCAAATTCTCTAAAAATATTAATGAAAAACATAATAAATTTTACAAATTTAATCGAAATCTAAATACACCTATTGAATTTAAAAAAGTTTGTAGTTTTGAAAGTATTGGTGATGAAAATGAAAAGTTAAATATAATAATAAGAACATATTTAAATAAAATATCAACACATACGTATGAAAAAGTTACCGACCAATTAATTGAAAAATTATTAGAAAATAATAATACACATGTTTTTAAAATATTAAGTGAAGAAATAGTAAATAAATGTATATATGATTATAAATATCGTAATTTATATATTAATTTATGTTCTAAAATATGGAATAATAAAAAAATACATTATAATTTAATAAAAATCAACAAACATAATGATAAATATTATGCTTCTTATAATGTAGATGATGAACTTGAAGAAAATGAAGAAATTGGACCATTTGATTCTGTAGATAAATTAAAAGAAAGTGTTTTTAAAAAAATTAATTTTAAAAATTTCTTTGTTGATTTTTTACAGGAATTATATTATAAAAAAGAACTTGATTTTGATAATCTAGATGATGATAAATTTTTTAATATGAAAAAAAAGACATTATTATTAGTTGAATTATTATCAATTTTATTTGTAGAAAGACATATTAATTTTGATATTATTAATTTAATTATTATTGATTTATTGCATCAAGATGATAATTTCAATTTAATAAAAGAAATAGAATTTGAATTATTACATGTAATGGTTAAATTTATTTTTAAAAATAATAAAAGTTTTAAATTTATTGAATATAAAAAAATTATTAATAAATTCAAGGATATATTAGAAACTACATTACAAGATAAAAATAATAACAATATAATTAGTAAAAGATCTAAATATTTTATTGAAGAAATTATGGGGTTTTTTAATAAAATATTAAATAATGAAAGATATGAAGATAATAAAAAGGAAATAAATAATACTGAAAATATATTTGAATATATACAAAGTGGAAATTGTCAATTATTTAAAGAAAATTTAATTCAATTAAATAATAGTGAGCAAAAGAATATTTTAGTTAAAATCATGAATGAATCATTGGAAAAACTAAATAAGAATACAATAAAAATACTAAAATATATAA